AGCGCCAAGAGCAGCGGCGTCAGGCTCGAATATCGGCAGCCACTCAGGAACGGTATTTGCAAATGCCCTGCGGTCATACTCGAAATTATCACGGACACAGGCGGCAAGATAACCGGCATTGAGATAGCCAACACCGATAGTCCTCTGAGCTTTCCGTGAAGTAAGTCTGAGTGATTCGTGACTTGCTCTGATAGCGTCATAGCTTGCAGGATTGTCAGTGGTGAAGCCGAGATCGTCCAGTGTCAGACCAGTCTCTCCGGCGAACACAGAAGCGTAGGATTTGAGCTGCTCCGCATAGGGTGCCATACTTTGCTGCTGAAACTGCCCCACTGTGGGCTTGTCGCCGTCCTCGTCCTTGCCGATGTTGAGAAATGAGGACATCGTTGCAGCACGGTTGTTGAACTCAGCATCGTCCGACAGTCCGAGGATATACTTCTGGGGAAAACTGTAAAACTCTGCGGATACGTCCATACGCCTGAACGTCCTGAGAACAGCCTGAGTGATGTGCATACAGGTTCGGCTGATACGGCTGTGACCGAAGGGACGTTTAGCGTCCGGTCTGTTGATGACCGGGACGAGCAGAGCGTAGGGAGCCTTGTGAACGAATGTCAGGCTCTCGTCAAGTCTGCCCCTGACGTAGTAGTCAGTCTGATACGGACGGAAGTAGGCTTCCAGAATGGGTGTGCTGCTGTACTCGTCACGTTCAAGAACAGCATAGCCCTCTGTGAGCATCTTCGTCACCGGATCAATCGTGCCGGTAGCGTTGCTGCCGTCAATGACCTGCATTGTGGGATAGCCGGTCTCGTCCTGTCCGATGTAGATGAAGCTGCAAGCCGAGATCAGCGCAGACAGCACAGAATCGTCCAGAAGAACGTCCGAGTTGTTCAGCTTGTAGATCTCGTTCAGCCCGAAGTCGTCATTGCTGAACTTATCAAACACGATGCGGTCAGCAACGCTGTCAACAGCCTTTGCGCACCAGCCCAGCGAATAAGCGAGCCAGCCGAACTCCTTTGGAAGTATGCTGCTCAGCTCGCTGACTGAGACCTTCATATCGTAGTAAGCGTAGCGGGTGAGAACCCTCAGCCGCTTTGCATTGAGTTTCTTTTTCAGATACGGCAGCCCGTATTCCATAATAATTCACCTCTTATTTTAGTGCTTGTCGCAGATTAATGAGCAGTGACGGGTTGTAGTCCTTAATCCTTAATAGGAGGGGGACCCTCCCCCCCATACAAGCTGTGTCTGATACATTGATATAAATTATAATTATAAAAAGTATTGCTTTAATTGTTCTCTTTTTGTTTATATAATTACATTAATAAATATATTAAGCAGAAAGGAGAACCAATATGATTAGAATTATTCTATTAGCCGTTGTTTTTGCCGTATCAGCCGCAGGAATGTCCGAGGCAACTGACAGCATCGTTAATTGCTATGTAAGCAATTATAACGATTGCAAAATTTACATAGCTCTCGGATTAGGCATTTGCGTTGCTGAATTCCTCGGACTATAACAGAAATACCCCGGCTATTGCCGAGGTACTCTGTCTTAGGAGTCAGTCCGAAAGCAGTTTGTGGGAGTTGGTGCTCCGCAGCCGACGTGAACGGCAAGCGGAACATAAGGGACCGGAGGGGGATAAGCTCCGGTCGTGCAGAAAGAAGTAAGATGAAATCATGATTGCTTGGTGTAGAACAAAAGGAGACAAGAACAGCAGACGGAGAGGAGAATTCAGCCCTGAAGACCTCTCCGCCTGAGTTCCATGATATTATTATACTTATGCCGCGGACACATTTCAACACATTTTCACACATAATTTGCGAACAGCTTTCTTGACTTTTTCCTGAACAGTCCGTGTCGCATAGTTGAGTTGTTCAGCAGTCTGCTCCTCCGTGTTGTGCAGTATGTATCGGTAGATCAGGACGGCTTCGAGATCATCGTCGCCGAGTGAGGCAATGAGCCGGCGTATCTCCTGCTGCTTCTCCCTGAGAAGAGTAATCTCCCTGTCAATTTTATTCTCTTCGTCCGCCAGACGCACCAGATTGCGTTCTGTGGCGTTCTCTTTGGTCGCGGTGTTATTACCCTCGTAATTAATCGCACCGCCCATAGCGTTTAATCTGAGCTGTGTGCGCTCGGCTTCGAGAGCTTTGATTTTTTTGCTCGCGTAGAAGTGACGTTCGAGGTAGCTCCGCATTTCATTTTCTGTCATAGCACCGCCTCCGTGTAGTAGATGTCCCGGTTGAGACCGCAGCGGTTCATGTAGCAGACAGCCTCGGTTCTGGTGGAGAATTCCAGTATCCGGAACAGCGTGAGGTGAATGTACGCGCCGGTTATACCGTTCCGGATCCGGAAGCGTGCGCGGGGCGGATCAAGTCTTATGTTCATCCTTTTCCTCCTTGTCTATCTGCTTATACGCCGCATCGCAGACAAGCACTCCAAAGATAAAGCCTATCGAGGCAGCTATTACTGCGATAATCATTCCGCATCACCGTCCTCCTTCTTATGTATCTCGATTATTTCCTTCTCTAAGAGCTCAACAAGAGCTTCGAGCCGTGTTACCCTGTCGCATAACTTCATCCACGCTGCTAAGTGTATAAATATAGCTAATACAGCTATTCCTACTGCAACTTGTTCAATTTGCCAATCAGCCATTTTCAGTCTCCTGTTCCGTAAGTCTGCCGGCAGCGCAGAAGAAATCCGGCTTTACCTCTGTGAACTGCAACGTCTTGTTTTCTATGTAGCACATCGGGCAGTCGTGGCGGTTGAGCTTTACGCAGTCCTTGCAGTGGACTATCTCAACGCCCCTGTTTTTCTTGATTAGCCTGTCTCGCTCCTTTTCAAGCACTCTCACTGAGCTTATGAGTTCGGCGGCTCGTTTAGTGTAGTCGGTAATAAGCTGGAGATTGTTGTCGAGGAGATTTTCTACCTCTTGCAAACGTGTCATTCGTCACCGCCTCCTAAGTAATAGTGTGAAGAGTGTAGCTTATCGGGCTTATTTTTTGCTTTTTCAAGATCAGTAAAAATCTTATTGCCGAAATCTCTGAGCTTATAGTCAAAGTTCCGGATGTTTTCTGTCTTGTAAGGAAAGCATACACGGTATAGGCACTCTGCTGAGTTGTTGTTACAAAAATATTGCACTATATCAACTTTGCTCTCGAACAAATCATATCCGCCTGTCATTCGTTCGAGGATGATGTACACTGTATCGCCGGCAGAACATTTTAATTGAATACTACTCATTATCGTCACCGCCTCCATGCAGGAAAAAGGCAAAGCACATAGCCATGAAGCATACTGCCGCTCCGGTGAAGCAGCCGGTAAGAAAATTAATCATTCTGCTCACCGTCCTCTCCGGCAGGGACATTTATGTCCTCGCCAATCAGTTCGAGGGCTTCGTCGGTGTATCGCCAATCAATGCGACACCAACCCTCATTTTCAAAAGGGCAATTATTACAATGTCCGTCACAATGTGATGTATACGGCTTTATATACTCAAACCCCTCTACCGCTGCTTCCAGCAGCTCCTTTGCCCTCCGCAGCTCGTCCGAGTAGTGTGCTATCTGGGCGCACTCGTTGTGGTGTTTGGCTTCAAGCTCAGCCACACGGGCTTCAAGCTCCTCGTTGCGCTTCTGGAGACTTGCCACGTAGAGCATATCTGTATCAGTCATATTCTGCACTCCTCTCACCGTTATTGTACCAAGTCAGCTTGAAATCATCGGGAACATCAATCTCAATGACAGTCGTGTAGCCCTCGAAGCTCACTCTGATGTCCCACTCCAGATATGAGAATTCCTCGTCCTGTAAGCTGATACCGATGTCCCAGGTCCCTGTGCCGCTGCGGTCATACTGTCCAGTAACGATCAGTGCAGTGCCGTCAGCCTCGATCACACACTGGATAGGCTCACCACTGCCAGCATTGTCTATATCGTCCATTGTTGTGCCGTACTCTCCGAATGTATCATCGGAATGTCCCATAAACTTTAGTGTTTTCATTATTCTTTACCTCCTGAATTATTCTTTCAATTTCTTCTGCACTCAGCTCGTGACAGTCCTTGCCAGTCCGCAGCACCGACAGCGGACAGCTCAGGCAGTGCGCCTGCTGGGAGCAGATAACTTCACGGCGTGTCATACCGCTTTACCTCATCTGCATAAGTCCACTTGTAGTCGCAGTTCCTGAAGCTGTCGCCGTCCTTGTAAGCATTGCAAAGCGGAAGCCTTGCACAGCTTTTGCAATCCTGAGTGGCTGTCCCCAGACGCTGGATAGTCTCAGCTGCCTCCCTGAGTATGTCCGGCTTAGGCTTGATACGGCTCATTGCCCTCTCAAACGCCTCAGCCTCGCTCTGAGCCTGCTTTGCAGCTCCTTCGGCTGCCATGTCGTGTAGGTTCATTCCTTTGTCTCCTCTCTCTTAGGTACCGGCTTGCCCTGACATATAGGGCAGACCGGCGGAGGTGTACCGCGCTGGAGAGCTCCGCAGTTTCCGCAGCGGTACCACCTTACTCCGTTTTTTTCGCTGAAAAGGTAAAAAGCTGTTTCCATATTTTCCACCTCAGAACTTGTTGATAACGACGTTGTACTTGTCCATACTGTGGTCAATCGGCTTGACTCCGTCCTGCTCAAGCCACTTACGCACCGTGCCTTCAAGATCGCTGATAGACTTTCCTTTCTCGGCATACCAGCTGCGGACTCGAAGAACGTACTTATCAACAGCTTCTTGTCCGTAATCATAGACAAGCTTATCAAGGGCGGAGGGCGAGGGAGCAGAGCCGTCAGGCGAAGCCATTTCCTCTACTTTACTCTCCTTTACTTTACTTTTCTTTACTTTACTTTCCTTTGTGCACTTTTTCTCGGAATTAAAAGCGTTTTTCTCGGAATTATCAATGTTTTTCCGAGAATTACTATCAACAGGACGCACTTTAATAAAGCTCTCGGTTTCATTTTCCTTCAAAACCCAGAACTCAGCAGCTACATCGACATCACGCTTCGCACCTTTTTTGGCAGCCTGATACCTTCGCTGGACTGATGCAGCAGTTATGACCTTGACCGGGACAGTAAGTTTGCTTTCAATCATGACAAGCAGTGACCGGCTGAACAAGTAGTTCAATATCTGCGTTATAGCATTTATTGTGACATTCAGTTCATCTGATATGTCAAGAGTAAGATCATCGTCATACTCTACATAATATCCGCTGCGGTATATTTCACACAGCAAGTAGATATATACTGCAACTCCGTCATTTCCGTGTGAAGTACGGAGCCGCTTTATTTTCTTGTCCGAGAAAAAATCCACATCGAAAGGAAAGTAATCAAGCCCCGTTTTTTTTGGGCGTGCCATTGAACCACTTCCTTTGCATCTCCCTCCGGGCGGACTGAGCCGCCCTTTGGGAAGAACTATTATTCTATGACTATCACTTCACCGCTCTTAACAAGCTCGGCGAGATTAGTTTTCAGGTATTCAGCAACGTTCCTGCGTGCCTGAAGCTTCCAAGCTCCGCCGTCAGCCTCGTAGATTGCCACACGAGCACCGTCTGAAAGTCTGATAAGGAACTCACTCTCCGGCTGGTCGACCTCGCTGAATGTGCGGTAAGGCTTGAGCTTAACGATAGGCTTCACGACCTTGCCCTCTTTCATCGCAATGCCCTTGCGGACGACAACTGACTGCGAAAATCCGTCGTCGGAAGCAGTTGCACTGTTTTCTTCCGTGATAGTACCGAGGAGCTTGACAAGCTCAAGGAGCTCCGGAGTTTCCACAAATTTAGATTTGAGCGTTATCATCATTGTCTCATAGTCAAGCTGGCGATTGAATGGTATCTCTATCAGCTCAGCTGTTACGTCATACGGTATCTCGCGTGATCTGTCGCAATTGTCGATAGCAGAGTAAACTCTGACATATTCCTCACAGTCCACATTAACTACAATAGGAGCATCAAAGTTGATGTGTTCCTTCTTGAGTGCCTGCACCAGACCTGAGAGTGTGTGCAGTCTAATAGTTTCCACCTTCGGCGTCCTTACAACTTTAAGTTCCTTGTCGCAGTATTCAAAGCCGTATTCACCTATGATGTGAGGTTCTCCAAGCTCTACGATCTTTTCAATAGCTGTTCTGTCCATAATTACATACCTCCTGCAATTTTAAGTATCTTCGGTTCTTCCTGAATGCTGCCGTCAAAGCTCTGCTGCCCAGGTATCTGAGGCACCATTTCCACAGCCTGTATCTCGCCAGTGGAGCTGTCCGCGCCCACATAGAGAGTTGTCTGTATAGCATTGTTGGGAAGCAGCTTGCTCTTTGCTACGGCGTTGATAGCTACCTGAGAGCGGTCACTGCTCGGAACAAAATCAACAGTGAGCGTAAGAGTACGCTTTTTCTTAGCCTCGGTATTGACGTCCATGATATTATCGACGATCTTTCCGACCTCGACGTTTACCTGCTCCATAATAGCTCCCTGAGCCATTTCAAGTATGCTTTTTGTTTCGACCATATTATTTTTCCTCCTTAAATATATCTCAGAACGGCACGTCGCCGTCTGAAAGTATCTCTTCAAAGTCGCTCAGGCTGCCGTAAGACATATTGGGATTGTCTTTTGGCTGCTGAGCAGGCGCAGGCTGTTGTGCGTTTCCGCTGCCTCCACAGTCGTTTTTGTCACCGCAGAATTCAACATTATCCACGAATACATCCGTAGTATAGTGGGTAACATCAGAGTGGTTCTTATCGGTATAGCTGCCTGTTCTGAGGCTGCCTTCAAGTGCTATCATCTTGCCCTTTGAAAAATACTTGCTGACGAATTCAGCGGTATTTCTCCAAGCCTGACAGCGTATGAAATCAGCCTGCCGTTCACCGGTGTTCTTGTCTGCAAACCTGCGGTCAACTGCGACCGTGAACTGACACGAAGCTACGCCGCTCTGAGTTTGCCGCAGCTCAGGATCGGCAGTAAGTCTTCCGACTAAAACAACTTTATTCATGCGTTCTCTTCCTTTCTATGAGTTCAAATATAAGCAGTTCAAAATGCCGCCGCTGTGAGTCGGAGAGTATGCGCTCCCCGACTTTTTCCTTGAAGCGTTCGTACAGCGGACGTATTTTTGGGTGATTGACATTGATCTTGAAACCATAGGGATTATCCTTTGCGTATATAGTCTCATTCGGAGCTATACTCGCCATTTTCAGTGCCTGATCGTATGGTATTTTCTTGCCCATTGCTATTTCCTCGGCGCCGTCTGATGTTTATAATTGCGCCAGAACCAGAAGAAAAGCTCCAATATTTTCAGCGCGGACTTTTTCTCGTCCGGGACGAATTCAACATCAAACCGGTAACGATTCCCGCAGCGCCACGACTGCAAAGTTGAATACACGGTAGCACCGATGTTCCGGACGCTTCTCCCTTGCTTCTCAGCACCGGTCTCGGAGATCTGGAAGTCCTTCAGGTGCTCCCACCCCTTGCAGCCTTCAAGCAGCAGCGTACACTGCACAGCGTTCCGGCTTATCGTGTCGAGTTCCTTTTCAATGCGTTCACGATCGCCGGTAACGTTGCCGTAAAGTTCGTCTATCTTCGCCTTGCGCTCGATAACGCAGGAGTGAGAGAAGTCCTTTCCCTCAGCTGTAAAGCTGTAATCGCCGTAGTCAAGCTTGCGGTTTTCCGCCATAATTCCAAGCTGTGACAGCACTGCTGTGATATGTTCGTGCTTCTGCTCTCGCGTGTCGATAAGGATCGTGACCTTTTTCATGAAGTCCTTTTTCTCGTCTGCGCTACTCAACCTCGTACACCTCGCAGTCCTCATGGTAGTTTCGCGGCGCGGTCAGCACCTTCGTGAACCGGCAGTAGTCGCAGTGTCCGCAGCGCTGTGGCGCGAGCTTGCCTTCCTTGATCTGCTGAAAACGCGGTGCAAGACTTGTCACAACTTCAAGGGCACTGTCGAGGTCATCATCCGGCACCCACAGAACATCGTGATCCGGTTCGCTTTCCTTAGTGATAGCGGATATGTAAAAAGGCAATGTCTTGCCGGTGTTCTGGCGGACTATTTCACGGTATATCGCGCCCTGAATGTCGTAGCCCCAGAAGTTGATGAAGTGCTGCCGCTGCTTTTTTTCAGCGTTCCAGATGAGCTGGAAGTCCTTGATCGCCTTGAGGTCAACTATCGCCTTCCCGGGGAGATAGCTGTCTATCTTGATCTTGAAAGGAACTCCGGCTATCTCACCGGTCATTATTACCTGCTTTTCGCCGGACATAAAACGCATAAACATCTCAGATCGTTCCGCTCTCTGTATCATCTTTTCAGCCTGCTTGTACTGGACTTTCAGTTCGCCGTCCTTCTTGAATATCTCCTTGTGCTGAGCCTTGAAGACGTCGAGCGTACCCTCGAAATGTGCGTCCACATAGGATCCGACCAGAAGGGCGTCCGTGACCTCCCGCTCATACTCTCCGCGAAGCTCCGCCAGAGCGGCAGCCTCGCATTTCTGAAAGTTCTTGAACTGCGAGCTGCCCATATAGAACAGCTCGTTCTCAGGGGAGAAGTAGTTCTCGC